CCCATAGGGGCAAATTTCGATAAGGGGAGTATCCTACCATCAGGTAGTTCGGTTGACCGACTGCGCGACGCATCTAGAGCCTTGAAAACGTGCTCTGGAAACAACGCGCGAACTAGATCAAGATGAACGCGATCACTGGCCTCTTTTAGGTCCAGCGTCGCGTACCTTCCAGTAGAGGACCCGTAAAGGGCACCTTTCTGGTTAGGTACTTGATCCGTGAAGTAGACTTCGTCCCTCGTAAGAGGGTGCGACTCTACCAACTGATACATGGCCTCGCGGAGACCCTGTTGAATCCATTGGAAGTCCACTGGTTCACAGGATATTAAGCGGGGTCCGCGACTATCCTTAGGCACAAGGATTACCTTGGCGGGATAGTCTCTGCAGGACAAGGTATTAAACTTGTCATAAAGATCGCAGACGTGTCCCTGAGACGAGCAGAAATACTCGTCAATGGAATAGAGATCTACGATCCTCGAACTGATATTACTCCAAAGATACTTCTCCCAGAGTCGTTGCTTAGTAGCAACAACGCCGGGGCCGTGCCTAGGAGTGATATCGGACGCATCAAAGTTAGAAAATACTTTTGCAAGTAAAATTCTAGCTCTGCGTGCTACTTCGAGATCCGTACGGCATAAACCGCGCGGAAGACGAGTTGTAGCAATGCTATCCAAGAGTTGAGCTAATCGCTTAAACCTTGGAGTTAGTTCAGTAAGTTCTCGTTCAGCTTCAATAAACTGATTAAGAACTTCTTGTTCTTGGTCGGCAGTGTACGGGAGTTCGTACTTGTAAAACATGTACAAAACTTGCCGTAACCACTTGACGCTGGACACACATGGCTCTAGAAGGGGTCTTCCAGAACGATCCAGTACTTGTTGGAACAACTCACCCAGAAATCTGGGAAGTTGAGTGCCAGGAAGGGGTTTGAATCCCAACTTGACACAGTCCAATGATGTATCGGTAGATAAAGCCTTATCGAGCGCTTTACCTAGTTTCGGAAGAGTTTTCGTTAGAAAACTCGACCCTTCTTTAAGGCAGCGACGTCTGACCTTGTTTATCGTCAGACGGGCAGCCCGTGTGTTGAACACGGCCCCATGCATCAATGAGATGTCATGAAGCAGTGTAGCGATGACTTTAACTTCATCTAGGCTCTTCTTGGTTTCCATAAGGTAAACCTCCTAGAGCATGCACTCACTTCATGACAAACTACCACGCAACATGCCAAAACAAAACAAGGCAATATCGCGCGATACGTTTCTCCCTGACAAACCGATTGGCCAGACACGACGAAACTTTCGAATCGTCAAAGTGACTGGCAACGTGTCAGATGTTACATTCGCGGTAGGAATTAATCGTGAGAACGTCGAGCTTCCGGACGAGATAATCGCTCCCATCTCTCTTGTAGAGATTAGGAACGGTCGCGTACGAACTCGACGGGCACAAAGATTCCATCGACAATACTCAATAGTTATTTGAGCACTGCGAGAGTCAGAAACCATTAACCATTACGTAGCCACGACTTGTTAAGTCGTGGCTACGGCTCTGACCTCCAACGGAGGCTAGGAGCGCCATTACGGCTATTGGTTAGTTCCGTCAGGGCTTTCCATGACGGGAAGGTTCGTTGACTCTCCGAACGGATAAGAAACGGAGAACGTCAGAACCATCCTTCGGTACCAGTCAGACTTGCAACCAGAGAGGTTGCAAGCTAAGACCAGCACGAACAGGATGATAGAGACGTGAACAGCTCTCTTCATAGAACTTTAAAGGGTTCCATTTAAGAGAACTACAGCGCCGTTACCGGTGCCGTCGTACAATATGGTCGTGTTCGCCCCAAGAGAGGCGAGAAACGACATATTATTGGCGACGACATGCGTCGGCTCTGCCAACGTGTCAAGGTGTCCCACTGGGATCACCGCGACAGTATAGCAAGAGATGACAACAGGCGTAATAGCGTCGACCTCCGAGATGATGGTTTTATCAAACCTCATCACGGATCGACGTACTAGCTTGATGCCACTACCGCTCTCCTGATGAGAA